TCCTGGCGCGCGATCCGTTCTGCAAGATCGCGAAACTGTGCGGCGGCAACGCTCTCAGCACCGACGTCGACCACATCGTGCCGGCTGAGAAGTACGTCGCGCAACACAACGGCGACTGGCGGTTCTTCTTTGATCTCAACAATTTACAGGGAGCCTGCCATGCTGATCACACCGGCAAGACCGCGGCGGGGGGGTAGGGGGGGCGAGTTTCGCCGCAGCGGTGGCCTACGACCGGCTTCAAGCAACACACACACGGCCGCAGCAAAAGATTTTTCGGTGAAAAATGGGCGGTAAGGGATCCGGCGGCCGCAATCGCAAGCCAACGGCCGTTCGAAAGCTTCAGGGCAACGCCGGCAAGCGAAAACTGAACCACCGTGAGCCGAAGCCGAAGCTGGGGATCCCGGAGATGCCGTCGCACCTCTCGAAGATCGCGGCGCGCGCCTGGAAGCGCCTGGTCCCGATCCTGATGGCGATGAAGATTCTCACTGTCGCCGACGGCGATGCCCTCGGCGGCTACTGCTCAGCGATCGCACAGTTGGCCATGGCCGAAGCCGTGATAGCGAAGCACGGAATTCTGATCGCTGAAGTTGTCCAGAGCCGAGGCGGTGACACCGTCGTCACAGTTCTGAAAACAAATCCTGCAGTCCGCGTCAAGTCAGACGCGCTCCGTCACATGCGCAGCTTCGAAAGCGAGTTCGGTCTCACGCCGGCCTCGCGCTCCAAACTCCAGATCAATGCCGACAGCGACGATGCCGACCCGTTCGAGAACTTCCTCAACGCGCCGGAACAAACAACCAAGCCCAACTAGCGCACCCTGGGACGTTTACATCGAGGGTGTGCTGTCGGGCGAGATCCCTGTCAACCAGTTGATCCGTCTCGCTTGCGAGCGGCACCTGCGGGATCTCGTCGACGGCCCGAAGCGCGGCCTGCGCTTCGATGTGGCCGCCGCGCGGCGTGCGATCGACTTCTTCGCCTTCCTGCATCACTCGAAAGGTGAGTGGGCTGGCCAGCCGTTCCAGCTCGAGCTCTTCCAGGCCTTCCAGGTCGCAATGATCTTCGGCTGGAAGCGCGCCGACGGCACCAGGCGTTTCCGCACGGCTTACATTGCGGTCCCGCGGAAAAACGGCAAGACCACCGAAGTCTCCGGGCTCGGGCTTTACCTACTGGTCGCCGATGGCGAGCCTGGCGCCGAGGTCTACACGTTTGCCCGCACCAAAGACCAGGCGAAGATGATCTTCGACGAGGCCGTGCAGATGCGCAACGCCTCGCCGGCGCTCTCGAAGCGCGTCGGGCACGTCAAGAACAACCTGCATATCCTGGCCACGAATTCCCGCTTCATGCCGCTCTCGGCCGACGATGAAACCCACCACGGCCTTAATGCCTCCGCAGGCCTCGCCGACGAGTTGCACGTGCATCCCAGCCGTGACCTCTGGGACGTCCTGGCGACCTCCCAGGCGGCCCGGCGACAGCCGCTGATGATCGCCATCACCACCCACGGGTTCGACCGCCTCTCTTTCTGCTACACGCAATATGAGTACGCCCGCAAGATCCTCGAAAGCGTGCTCCAGGACGATACCTTCTTCGCCTTCATCGCCATGCTCGACGACGACGCCGACTGGGAAAGCGAAGCTGAGTGGCAGAAGTGCAATCCGAACTACGGCAAGTCGGTGAAAATCGACTTCCTGCGCGAGCAGGCCCAGCACGCCAAGAATGACCCCACGGCGCTCAACACTTTCCTGCGACTGCATCTGAACAAGTGGACCCAGCAGGACGAGCGCGCCATCCTGCCACACAAATGGGCTGCGTGTTCCGCGGCCGCGGATCCGATCGAGACGCGAGCTCGCTGGATGCAAGAGCTCAAGGGCAAGACTTGTTTCGGCGGCGATGACCTGGCTAACACGATCGACATCGCCGCCTCTCCCGTTCTTTTCTTCCCGAAGCAGTCCGGCCTCGAGCGCGCGCGTGTGCTGCCGTTTTTCTTTGTGCCGCAGGAATCGATCGAGCAGCGCGCCAAGAGCGATCGCGTTCCTTACGACGTCTGGGTGCGCCAGGGCTTCATCACAGCGACGCCCGGCAACGTCATCGACTACGAGTTCATCCGTGAGCAGCACCGCAAGCTGGCGTGCGAATTCCGCCTGGTCGAAACCGCATTCGATCCCTGGAACGCGACGCAGCTTTCCACGCAACTGCAGACGGATGGCCTGGCGATGGTCGAGTGCCGGCAAGGCTACCAGTCGATGAGCGCTCCGACCAAAGAGCTGCTGAAGATGATCGTCTCGGCCGAGTTCGATCACGGTAACAATCCCGTGCTCACCTGGATGGCCGACAACCTAGTGGTGTCGACGGATCCCGCCGGCAACCTGAAACCCGACAAATCGAAGGTGCGAGAAAAGATCGACGGCATCGTCGCGCTGATCATGGCGATCAGCCGGTCGATGGCCACTCCGGTCACCACGCGCCCTCGCCTCTGGAGAATTCCGCTATGAGCAGCAGCCCGGTTCCCATTAATCGGCAGACACGCGAGCAGCAGGCGCGCGCACGTGCTTCGTGGCGCGCCGATGCGCTCTACGTTTGCGGCGCGGCGCTAGTCGCCACCGGAGTGGGCCTGGTGAAGGTCGAGTTCGGGCTGATCGCTGCCGGCGGCTTCTGTCTTCTGCTTCCTGTGCTCGAGCTCACCAGCAGTTTCATCCGCGGACTGAGGAAAAAGTGACCCGGGCTAAAGGCGCAGTCAACATGTCGCTCGAAATGCAGCGGGACTTGGCGACTTCGGAAGAAGCGGTGGCTCTGCGACTGCGGCCGACCGTGTTTTGTGACAAGTGTGGCTGTGCCCTGAAATACATGACGCCAAATGGCGCCCTTCTTCTAGGTTTCTTTCTCGGGCGGGAGGTTCTCCTGCACGAGGCCTTCGGCTGTGAACGCGATAGCCAGCGGTTTGAGATTCCAACCATCGAACTGAAAAGAATCAAGTAAATGGGCTTGATCTCCGAGTTCCGCAGCTCGCTTGAGAATCCGCAGACGCCGCTCTCCTTCCCTGCCGAGTGGCTGCTCGACATCTTCAACGGCGGCCGCACCGACTCCGGGATCCGCGTCTCGGAGCTGACGGCCCTGCAGGTGTCGACCGTCTACTGCTGTGTCGAGCTCAAGGCCGGCGCCGTCGCCGCGCTCGATCTGAATATCTTCGAAAAGATCGTCAACAAAGACGGCCGCATCAATCGGCGCATTGCTCATGATCACGACCTCTGGGATCTGCTCCATGACGAGCCCAACGACGAAATGTCGAGTTTCACCATGCGCAAGACAGTGCAGGCGCACCGCATGCTCTGGGGCAACGGCTATGTCGAGGCCGAGCGTGATGGTGCCGATCGCGCGGTAGCGCTCTGGCCACGCAACCCCGCGCGCATGAAGGTGCGGCGTGCCTCCGAAAAGATGATCATCCGCGGCGAGCTGGTGCGGCCAGGCGATCTCTTCTATGCCACCACCGAAGGCCTGGAGACGTCGCCGATCGACACCGAGGAAGGCATGAACGAAGGCCACACGGCCGAGCGGCCAATTCTCGCGGCCGACATGCTGCACATGCCAGGCCTGGCGCTCGACGGCCGCATCGGGCAAGACGTGATCCAGTTGGCACGCAACGCCGTAGGTCTGGCGCTGGCCACAGAAAAGTTCGGTGGAAAGTTCTTCGGCAATGGGGCGCTCGGCTACGGCATCTTCAAACTGCCCGGAAACCTCACGGTTGAAGATCGCGCCAACTTTGTTCGCGAAGTGCAGGAAGCCTGGGGCGGCGAGAACATGCAGCGCCCGCTGGTGCTCGAGGCTGGCGAAGAATACACGCCGACGTCGACCAAGCCGAACGAAGGCCAGTTCATCGAGAGCCGGGCGTTCCAGATTTCGGAGATCTGCAGAGTCATGGGCAACGTGCCACCGCACATGGTGGGCGTCACCGAGAAAACCTCGCGAGCCAACGTCGAGCAGATCGGCCAGGAGTTCCTGACGTTCTCGCTGCGGCCCGATCTCATCTGCTGGGAGCAGGAGCTGAAGCGCAAACTTTTCCCGCGTCCCGCCACCGGCCGCGGCGCCGGCCGCAAGTTCGGAGTTTTCTTCGACACCTGGCCGCTGGTCACGCCCGCGGCCGCAGATCTTCGAGCGTTCATCCAGGCCATGGTGCAGTGGGGCGTGTGGCAGCCAAACGATGCGCGCGCGCGCCTCAACGACAATCCACTACCAACTCCCGCGGCCGACACCACCTGGATGCAGATCAATATGGCTCCGGTCGACCAGCTCTTCGCCACGCCCGCACTGCCCGGCGCCGGCGGCGACGACGATGACGAGAACGACGGGAACGAAAGTGACGACCAGCCCGGGAAACAGGACAAGTCCAAAGGTAACCGCGGCCGCCTGCTGATTCACCGGGTCTGCGGGGCCTATTCCCGCCTGTTCCGCGATGCTTTCGGGCGCATTGCGGCGCGTTCTCAGTGTGATCTGAAGACTTTCCGGCAGGTTTTTATGCCGGTCCTGGTAAGCATCGGTGAGGAGCTCGAGCGCCACGCGGCTGCGATGTTTGACGCCGATCCGAATCCTGACGGACTCGAAAGCTCGCGCTTCCTCACCGGCTACCTGGAAACCATGCAGCACCGCTCGCGCAACGAGTCCTGGGGCACAGCGAACGGATCCGCCGACGCGATCGCGCAGCGCGAGCTGGTGCGCGCGGTCCGGGCCCTGGCCGTCGAGGCCTACCGCACCGCGGCCACGTCCGCAGCAAAAGAGGAAATCGATATCGAGGTGAAATCATGATCGAACGCCGTTTTGTGAAGGGCGCCGAGATCCGCGCCGATGCCGAGGGGCACATCACCGGCCACGCGGCCGTGTTCAACGAAGAGTATGTGCTCTGGGATAGCGCAGGCTATCGCGTCGTCGAAACCGTCAAGCCTGGCACGTTCACCCGCGCGCTGAAAGAGAAGCACGACGTGCGCTGCCTCTTCAACCACGACGCCAACCAACTGCTCGGCCGCACCGCGGCCGGCACCATGAAGCTGAAACAGGACGACGCCGGCCTTTATTTCGATTGCACGCCGCCTGACACCCAGCTCGGCCGCGACGTCGTCACACTGGTGAAGCGCGGCGACATTTCCGGCGCCAGCTTCGCCTTCACCGTGACCGCCGAGACCGTAAAAGAAGAAACCATCGAAGGCAAGACCATTCGCACTCGCCAGATCGAAGATGTCGATCTCTACGACGCCAGCCCTGTGACCTATCCCGCCTACCCCGGCACCGACGTGAATGCCCGCATGATGGAAATGCGATCGCGGATGTTCCCTGCCGGCGTGCCCACGCCGGTGCTTGACCTGGTGCCACAGCTCAGGGAGTCCGAGTCTCAGGAAACCGACTGCCGCTGCGGCTGTCGCGCCTGCATATCGGCCGAGTGCGACGAATGCGAAATGCACATGGCGCGCTGCGGCGACAAGCAATTCTGCGATCACTCCGCGGCCAGGTCAGCCGCGCGTGACGGAAAGACGACAAAGCGCGTCGCCGACGAAGATCTGCCGGCCTCGGCCTTCATCTACGTTGGGGATCCGGAGAAGACCGCGAGCTGGGCCCTCCCGTGGAAGTTCTCCACCGAAGCGAAGACCAAGTCGCACCTGCAGAACGCGCTCGCGCGTTTCAACCAGACCGCGAAGATCCCCGCCGACAAAAAGGCCGCAGCCTGGAAGAAGCTGGTGCGCCTCTGCAAAAAGTACGGCATCAAGGTTTCGGACGATGAAGCGAAAAGCTGGAATCTTACGGCCGAACAACGCGACACCATTGGCGGCGGAAAAGATTGCGAATGCGACTGCCCCGAATGCCTGGTGGGCAATTGCGTGAACTGCAGCGAGCCTGACTGCGACGACAAAGAGTGCGATCACACGGGCGACGATGGCGACGACGGCCGCGCCGCGGCGCTGGCCGCGGTCGATTCCCGGCTGATGAATGCCGGCATTCGCCTGGTCGACAAGGTTTAGTCCAAAGCACAACCCAAACATTTCGAGTTCTGCCGGGGATCACGCGCCGGATGCGGCTCGGCGTGACAGCTGAAGCGTGGCTCCCCGCAACGCGCAACCCTGCCTCGGTGAGGCGGGGCGGGCCGAAATTCAATCAAGGAAAAATCCGATGAGTCAATCCAGACTGAGCGCGATCCGCCAGGAACTGCAGCGGCTGAACGAACAGGCGCAGGAGTTCCGCAAAAAGATCGCCGACAAAAAGACCACAGCGCAAGAAGTCAAAGAGGCTCGCGCGTCCTTCGACAAGATCGACTTCGGAGGCGACGGCCACAGCGTGGACGCACCCGCGCTAACCAGCATCTGCGGCCTGATCGCCGAGCGCGACCAGATCGTCGCCGACAACGAGCGCGAAACCCGCCTGGGCAATCTCGATCGCGAACTGGGCTCGAGCACTCGTCCACCCTCCGAACAGCCCGGCGGCGGCGATCGCTCGAACCACATCGCCATCTACGACGCTGCTCTGCGGCGTCATGGCGTCATGGTGAGCAAGCGCGGAGGCCAGTTGCAGTTCAAGAACCTGGCTCTCGAGGCTGTTCACTCTGACGTGCGCGCCACCGTCGAAGGCCTGAACCAGCGCTTCTTCGAAGCGTTCAAGCGTTATCTGTGCGCCGTATCCACTGGCGACCCGGCTCGCGCTGCCAGCGACGACCGCGAAATCGTATTCGGGCGTCATCCTGATTTCCGCGGCTTCCTGCTGGGAGGCCCCGAGATCGGCGATAAAGAAAAGCGCGACATGGGCATCGGCGCGCTCACGCTGGGCGGCTACTTCGTGCCCAAGGGCTTCGTCTACGACGTGGAAGAAGCCCTCAAGTACTACGGCCCCATGCTCCTGACTTCGGAGATCATGGACACCGCCACCGGTCAGCCCCTGCCCTACCCGACCGACAACGACACCACGATCATGGGCGAGCTCGTGGGTGAAGGCCAGCAAGTCACCGAGAAAGACGTCACCATCGGCCAGGTCCTCTTCGGAGCCTGGAAGTTCAGCTCCAAGATGGTGAAGATCTCGCTCGAACTAATGCAGGACTCTGCCTTCGACATGGAGAGCTATCTCAAGAAGAAGCTCGCTATCCGCATCGGCCGTATCTACAACAACCAGTTCACCGTGGGCACGGGAACCAACTCGCCCAACGGAATCGTCACGGCCGTGATCGCGGCCTGCGGTACGCCTTCCACCACACCGTGGACCGGCACGAACAACGGCTACGGAATTCCGCTGATCGCTGCCGGCGCGTCCCAGAACGATGGCGGCTCCGAAACCGGCGGCACGTCGATCGGCTCTGCGGATCTTGACAACCTCGAGCACACCGTGGATCCGCTCTACCGCCGCGGCGCCGCTTACATGTTCCACGATCAAACGTTGCGCCGCATCAAGATCCTGGTCGACAAATACGGCCGTCCGCTGTGGAAGCCAAGCATGGCCTCGAGCGAGCCGGATCAGATCAACGGCTACTCGTACTACATCAACAACGACATGACGCCGGTTCCGGCCACCGCAACCACGAACCAGAACACGGTGCTCTTCGGCCAGCTCGATAAATACGTGATCCGTCGCGTGAAAGAGCTGGGCATCATCACGCTGCGTGAGCGCTTCGCCGACTACGGCCAGCTGGCGCTCATCGGCTTCAGCCGCGCCGACGGCCAATTGCTCGACGCCGGCACGCACCCCATCTGCTACCTGCAGCAGGCAACCAGCTAGTAGCGATAACGCGGAAACAGAAGACTCGGCCGCCACTGCGGCGGCCGGGGTTTTCCGGATCCCGACACAAATTTCAGATTTCAGGAGAAGAACTTCATGACACCACACATCGCGCCTTTCGCTCTGCTGCTCCTGCACGCGCTCAGCTGGAAGATTGTATTCGCTCTGCTGGCCGCTGCAGGCCTCTTCGGCACGTTCATCACCGCGCAAACGCCCGGACCCATGGTCGGGGCTGGCTCGCCGGACTACGACACTGTTGTCGGGCAAAGCAGTAATCTGCCCTTCCAGTTCGAAGTGCTCACCGGCACCACTGACGTGATCACCGGCGGCGGAGGTTCCCTCAATCTTCCTCCCGGCCTGTCAGCCACTAGCTTCGTACCAATCTGCGGCACCAGCTTCATCGAGACCGCGGGCGTCGACGCAACCACGTTGGCCAGCCCGGTCGCGGGCGCGCCGAGCGCTGGCGGCAACGACGGGCTCGAGATCACGATCATCGACAACAGCGGCCACGCTCACACCGTTACTGCTGCGGCCAGCGCGATCACGCCGGCGCATCACCTGATCACGTTCGGTGGCACCCAGGGCAGCTTTGTCACCCTGGTGGCCCGCAACGGGAAGTGGATCCCGGTGCAGTCGAGCGGCGTCACCATCAGCTAACTCCCACCGAGCACAGGCCGGTTCGCGCTCCCGTTTCCCGCGGAAGACGAGCCGGCCGCGCTCGCCGAAAGGATTTACAGATGCCGATGATTCGCGTTCGCATCAAGGCCTCCCGCCAGGTCCTCGATATGGTGCCCAACGTGGCGCGCGCCATGATCCTCGGCGGCGCCGCCGAAGAAGTGAAGAGCAGCTCTCAGCCAGAAACCATGTCGGTGGCGACCACCTCCGAGCGCGCCGTCGCGCCCGCGCAATCGCCGGCGAAGAAGTCGATGTTCGGCAAACGACGCGCCTAACTGATTCATGGCCTACATCGTTGAAGAAATCGCGCCGCTGGCCGAGCCTCTCCTGGTCGCCGACGTCAAGAACTGGCTCAAGGTTCCCGCCGGCGTCACCGCCGACGACAGCCTGGTCGCAGAGCTGATTCAGTCCGCGCGCGAATATGTGGAAGGTTTCACTGGCCGCTCGCTCATCAACAAGGGCTATCGCCAGTCGCTCGATGCGTTCCCTTATTTCGTCGACACGGTCATGAGTCAAATGGCTTATCCGCCCAGCTACTACTCGCTGCCGCGGTACTCGACGACGTTGTGGAACTACTCGCAGATGATCAAGCTGCTGCGCGCGCCGCTGCAGTCGATCACGAAGATCACTTTCAGCGATAGCACCACCGGCAACATCGACGCGCTCTATCCCGCGCTCTTCAACTGGGAACCGCTGCAGGAATACAACATCAGCGACCAGATCGAAGATCCCAACGGCAACCTGCAGGTGGTCACCGCCGTCACCCAGGCCGACGAAGATTCCACATCGATGAGCGGCCCCACGCAGCCCACCTGGTCTGCCGTGCTCGCGGGGCAGACCACGGACGGCATGCTCACCTGGACGTGCATGGGTCCGGTGCCGGATTCCGGCGACTTCATCTACGACTACGATTCCGTTCCGCCGCGCATCTTCCCGCTGGCCGGGCAAACCTGGCCGCCAGTGCTCTACGTGCCGAACGCGGCGCAGATCCACTTCATCGCCGGCTACGGCAGCAACGGCAAAGCGGTGCCGGCCACGCTGCGCCAGGCCATGCGGCTTCTCATCAGTGATGGCTACTACAACCGCGAGCCTGTCGTTTCCGGATCCGTGGGCGAGTCGCCCACGCTGATGCGCCTGCTCTATCGCTGGAAAATTCAGATCAAGGCCGCCACCCGCGGCTAAGGAGAACTCACCCATGTTGCAGAATAAGAAAAAGCCCTCGCTCTTCACCCGCATCATCGCGATTGCGCTGATGGTCACCTTAGCGAGCATCAGCGCGTTCGCCGCGCAGACGCCGCTCACCACGATCGTGCTGGTGCAGAACAACGCAGCCGTCACGGCCGGCCAGCTCACGCTGACCTTCACGGCCTGCGACACGGTCAACGGCAACTCGTTCACCGCCACCGGCCGCGAAGTGTTGATCGTGAACAACACCGGAGCCAGCCCTTACACCTTCACCGTGACCAGCGTGGCCGACAATCTCGGCCGAACCGACACGTCGTTGACCACCTACTCCGTGGCTGCTGGCGTCATCACCGGGATCCAGATGAAGTACCTCACCGGCTGGGTGCAATCGGGCACGCAGAACGTTTACCTGGCCTGCAGCAACGCGGCTGTGAAATACGCAGTCATCCAGACCAACTAAATGCCGCTGCGTCGTCTCAGCGCCGGGCTGCCGCGGCCGGGCATGTACGTGACTCCGGGCGCCATGAACCGGATGATCACGTTCTGTTCGCCCGGATCCAGAAACACCGATGGCTCAAGCGGGCAGCCCAGCGCTCAGTTCTCGTCGTGGGCAGCGCTCTATGCCCTGGCCGGCGACGAACTCGACAAAGCGCAACAGATCGCACAGCGCGTCTCGCACCTGGCCGTCATCACCTATCAGCTCAACGTTGAAGAGGACATGACGATCCAGTTCAACGAGGCTGGTCAAACGCGGGTGTTTCAAATCGCCGCGATCGAAGACACCGACGAGCTGCACTGGCAGCTGAAGATTTACTGCTTCGAGATCAACCAGAACGCGGGCGGCGCCAGTTGATCTCGCCATCGCGAAAGGACACCTCCATGAAACTGCATCGCTATCTTCTGCCGATCGGCCTGTTGCTGTTCTTCGCGTTGTGCCTGGTGCCGGGCGCGAACGCGCAGCAAGGCACTCCAGTCTCGTTCGCTGCCGGCCAGCCGTTCCAGGTCGGTCTGCAGTTCTGCGTGGGCGCCGCAGGCGATTGTCCTTCGGGCGTAGCGCCGCTCGCCACCGGCACTGCGGCCACCGCAAATTTCAACGTCAACGGCCTGCAATCGTTCGTGGTGGTTTACCAGCCTGCCGGCACCACCAGCGCCTGCACCTTCACGCTCGATGGCGGCAATCAGCTCGGCACGTTCTCGACGGGAAGTATCGTCAGCTCGCAGAGCTGCACTTCTGCCGGCAGCTACGCCACCACTTCCGCCACGCAGAATGCGCTGGCCAGGCTTTCCTATTCGGTCACTACTACCGGCTCTGTCGTGTTCACGGTCTTCGGCTGCACCTCGTCGACGGGCTGCGGAGCGAGCGCCGGCTCGAGCGTGACGGTCTCGAATTTTCCGAGCAGCCAGAACGTGGTCTGCACCTCGGGCTGCAACGGTGCGAATGCTTCAGTCGGCACGACGGGCACATCAGTGCCCGCTTCAGCGACGCTGGCCGGCGGCAGCAAGAGCGGCAACCTGGCTGCGCTACTGCTCGACGCCAGCGGATATCTGAACGTCGACGTCGCCGCCGGAAGCAGCGGCAACGCTGCGGCTGGAGCAACCGGGTCAGCGGTTCCTGCCGACGCCGGCTATTCCGGTCTCAACATCGGCGGCACCTTGCGCGGGCAGACTGGTGTGAATCCCACAGGATCCGTCTATGCCGCGCAAATCGATCTCAGCTCTCTTGATGGTTCTGCGCTTGGCGCGCCTTCGAATTACGGCACCTCACCGGGAGCGGTAGCTGTGCAGGGGGTGAATGCTTTCATCACCAACACGCCAGCAGTATCGAGCGCGCAGTTGCCTGCAGCCCTTGATGGCTCTGGCTATTTAAAAGTGAACTGCGAAACCGGCTGCAGCAGCTCCGGAGGCGCATCGCTCGCTGACGAAGGCACGTTCACGCAAGGCACTACCAGCTTCACGCCGATCGGCGGACTCTACAGCACCAGCATCACCAACCTGACGACCGGCCAGGCCGGCGTCGCGCAGCTCACCAACGACCGCAATCTTTTCATCAACCTGAATAAGTTGTCTGGCACCGCGCTCGGCGCGCCCTCGAACTATGGAACGTCGCCAGGCGCGGTTGAAGTGCTCGGCGTGAATGCCTATGTGACCAACACCCCGGCGGTATCGAGCGCACAGCTGCCTTCTTCGCTCGATGGATCTGGCTATCTCAAGGTGAATTGCGAAACCGGTTGCAGCAGTTCGGGAGGAGCGTCCCTCGCAGACGAAGGCACGTTCACGCAAGGCACCACAAGCTTCACGCCGATCGGCGGCATCTATAACACCAGCATCACCAACCTCTCGAGCGGGCAGGCCGGCGCCGCACAGCTCACCGCCGATCGCAACCTCTTCACCAACATCAACAAAGTGGGCGGCGTGCAGGTCAGTCTCTATGCCACGCTCTTCAGCGCGCAGGCGGCAACGGCCACCGCGACGAGTTCCGCGGTGCGGATCCCGGGCGGCTCCGGCTACGGCACGCTGCAAATCACGGGCGCATCGATCACCGGCTCGCCTTCCGGCTGCCAGGTCGCTCTGGCTTATCAGCCGAACACTGGCAGCCCCGCGAGCTCCGCCCAGGCTACGATCAGCTTCACTCCGGGCAACAGCACGCAGCTCTTCCCCGTCGTGCCCACAAATCTTTCCGGCGATCAGTACGTCGGAACATATTCCTGCGGCACCTATCCCACCGCCGGCACCATCTCGGTTGTCTTCGCGGCCGGCACCAACGCGATCGACAACATGAACCAGTGGGCCGGCACCGCGCTCGGTGCGCCATCGAACTACGGGACATCGCCAGGCGCGGTCGCAGTGCCGGGTGTGAATGCCTACATCACCAACACGCCTTCGCTAGCGGCCAACCAAAGCGTGAACGTGAACCAGGTCAGCGGCGCCGCAACCGCCGTGTCCAATCCTCTCTACACTGCGATCGCCGACGGAACGACTGGCCCGGCAGCGGTGAAAGCTGCATCGACTCCGGCAGTGGCGGGCGACAAATCGCTGGTCGTGCAGATCAGCCCCAACCAGCCAAACCTTACGACCGCTCTGAATGTCGCTCTGGCCGCGAACCAATCGGTCAATGTCGCGCAAGTCGGCGGCAGCTCCGTTTCAACGGCCGCCACGGGCGTGCAGAAGGTTGGAGTGGTGGGCAATGCGGGCGCTGCGGTCGACGCCGCGCAAAACGCGACCGCCCCCGCGAATAATCTCGCAGTCGGCGGCGTCTACAACAACAGCACTGGCACCACGTCGGCGCTGACTGCTGGAAATGAGTCGGCCGTGCAGCTCGACAACCACGGCCTCGCTCTGGTCGATATCGCCTCGGTGAATGGAGCCGCGGCCTCGAACAGCAACGCTGTTCCGGTTGCTCAGTCGACCGCGGCAAATCTGAACGCGACGATAGTAGGCTCGCTCGCAAACAATGGCGCCGCCGCCGGAACGAATCGCGTGGCCACGGTCGACGGTGTCGTGCAGACGGATCCTGCAAACGGCTCGGCCTACAGTCAGGGAAACAACGGCGCGCCGAACATCGGCACTGACGGCAATCTGTGGGTGAACGTCCAGCCGGCACTGCGCCCCGCTAGCTTTTCCACTTCGAAATCGTTCGCCGGCAGCTCCACCACCGACAACGCAGTACTGCCTGGCAACGCCACCAATACCGTTCTCGTGACCCGCGTGCTCGTCTCCTGCACGCAGACCACGGCCGGCATTGTCACGCTCAACATCATCAAACGTTCTGCAGCCGACACCGGTGGCACGTCGGCCGCCATGACGGCGGTGCCAGACGATTCGACGTTCACGGCTGTGAGCGCACCGCTTTCCTACACCGGCACGGGGCCAACCGCGGGCACGGCAGTGGGCAATGTGGACACCTACCAGTTGGGCTGCAACGCCGCTGCCACCGCTGGGCCTAACGACATTTACGTTCTCGATCGCCGTCTGAAGCCAATCGTGCTTCGCGGCACCGCGCAGCAGCTGGCGGTCAACTTCGGTGGCGCGATCACAGGCGGCAACCTGACCGTGACTTACGAGTGGCAGGAGGTCAAGACCATCACGCCATGATGAAGAAGTGTTTACTCCTGATCGCTCTTCTCTGCTGCTGCGCTCCCGCGTGGGCGACGTGGACCCTTACCCAGGGCCCTTCCACGGACAAAAACAACGGCTGCTCAGGCACCACCTGTGTCGTCACGGTGTCATCCACGGGGGCGCATCATCTTTTGGTCGCGGGCGTCACCGTCAACTCGGTCACCGGGGTCACGATATCGTCCGTGACTTCAGGAGCCTGCAACGTTGCGTGGGCACATGCCACCAACACCGCGGTCAGTTTCACCGGAAACGGGTCTTCGGACATCTACTACTGCACCGATTCGGTCAGCGGGCAAACCTCGATCACCGTCACGGTGTCAGGAACAGGCTGGACCGGGGGAGGGGCAGCCGTAATCTGGCACCGCGTGCGCCGGGGTGAGCTTGACGCTCTCAGGAAACAACGACTTCATTGCGGCGATGTCGATCTGCGTGAATGGATGCACCGCCGTGACCGGCACGGGTTGGACGTTCGACACGGGGGTCTCCGGGCAAGGCTTCGCGCACGGAATTACAAGCGGATCCCAGACTGCGCCTGCAACGTGGACGCAGACCAGTGGGGCGATCAAGTGCAACGCGGCGGCCTTTCAGGAAGCCTCGGGCGCCGCTCCCGTCGTGAGCCCCAGCAAACGGTCGAAACTCACAAAGCTGGGAGTGTCTTAGGCGATCAATGAAGAATCTCGCTTTACTCTTAATGCTGCTGGCCGCCCCGTCCTGGGCCTCGACCACATACTACGTCGACGCTCTCTATACAGGGGGCAGCAACAACGGCAGCGCCGCGCATCCATGGACTTCTCTGGGCAGCGGTTGGAGTTCGATCAACACCGCTCTCGCCTCGGGCCCAGTGACCGTTATCTTCTCCGCGCTGGTCCCTGCTGGGAACTCCCCCGAGACGATTTCGAGCCAGATTGATCTGACCCAGCGCACCGATACGTCCACGAATATTCTCACCCTCGATGGAGTGAGCCAGTACAACACAAACAGCGCTACTCCGTCGTGGACGACGAACGTCATCCCCGCACCGTGCACCGGTTGGCGCTGCGCAGCGACGGCTCCGTGGATCGGGAAAGAATTTACGGTGACTGGCACGACTCCGATCAGTGGGCCCTCGGCGGCCAATAGTGGCATTGGATACTTCACAATTCAGGGATTCAAATTCGCGAATTCGGAAGGACAGACTGCGGATCTAACTTACGTTCACGACCTCATCTTGCAGTACAGCGAAGGCACGCGGACCGCGACTGGGAGCTATGGGCCGGGCGTCATCGTCGGCCCGGGACAGAATGGCCCCATGAACGCCTCGCTGAACAACACCGGCGGCCCGGACAACGTCACCATTCAGTACAACTGGATTCACGCCACCTGGGGAGAATGCATCTACGTCGGCGCAGAAACTTCCGACCCTCCCGGCTATCCGTCGTCGGAGTACACCGCCAATGGAATGACTTGCACGACGAACTGTAATACCGGCAACAATTACTTGATCCAATCCAACACGATCGAATCCTGCGCCTCCTGGGGAGGGCAGGGCGACGGGACGGATGTCAAAGACGGGCACGATAATCTGCGAGTCATCGGCAACACCTACCGCACCTCTCTCGCCTGCTCGAGCTGCGGCACGAACGGTCCTGGAAACGACGGGCAGGGGCCGCTGTTTGAATCCGGCACCCAGGTCATTGGCAACTATGTCGAGGCTCCCGGCCACCAGTGCATCCCGATTTACTCCTCATGGAACAACGCGCATGGCCGCGGAGACATGCTGGTTGCGAACAATATCTGCGTCAATGCCAACAGCGGCGTGGGTTCGAACGTCGCCTTCAATGTCTGGACGGCGAGTGTCGCTTCGGAATGGACCACGGTCGAGATTTATAGCAACACGGCCTATAGCAACGATGACAACTGCATCGATGTTCAGACGGGCAGCAACACCGGCGGGGTGACCGCCAAAAACAATATCTGCTGGTCTACCGGCTCAATCACCGGGACCATGACCCGTGATTACAACGACGTGGCCAGCAACTCGGAGGCGCACGGCATCTCGTCGAATCCGCAGTTCGTTTCCACGAGCACGCCCTACCTCGACACGAACTTCGAGCTGCAGACTGGATCACCCGCGATCGGCGCTGGCGCTAATTTATCAGGATCCTTCACCACCGATTATTTGGGGAACACGCGCACTTCGCCCTGGTCCATCGGGGCATTTGCCCAGCCCCCTGCAGCAGCGCCGGCGCAGGGCGTTTCTTTCCACGACTTATTCATTCGCTGACTTCTAAAAAATGATTTCAAACGGACTCTATCAGCTGCTGACGACGTCGACGCCGGTCAGTTCCCTGCTCGCGGCGCCGGCGAACAACAGCGTGTTCTTCAGCCTGGCGCAGAAGCAAGCCACGCGGCCTTACGTGGTCTTGCATGTGGTGAACGCTCCGCCGGCCGAGAAGACGATGGACGGCTCGAGCGCGCTCATCGATGGCGAGCTGCAGTTTGATTCTTATGCCGACGATCAGCTCACGGCGCGCAAACTCTTGCGCGCCATCCGCAACCTGGTGGTGGACTTCACCGGCGCGCTGCCCGATGGAACGATTCTGCAGTTCGCTGAAGTGACGGCTGACTTCGACGAGCCGTATGAGCTCGGCGGCGGTGGTTACATCAATCGCTCGGTGCTGCGGCTGAAGGCGCTCTACACAGAGACATCGTGACCACGAAGGCTTATCCCGGCTACGGCGCGAAGCTGCAGACCACCACCGACGGCACTGACTACTTCTCGATCGCGCAGCTGCAGAAGATTTTGCCCTCTGGGTCGAAGCAGACTACCACCGACCAGACGAATCTGCTGACGCCCGACAATTTCGAGCGGCCGCTGGCGGTACTCATCGATGGCGGCCAAATCGACATCGCCGGCGTGCTCGACCCGCAGAACGGGAGCCAGCTATCCCTAGGCACGTTGCACGCAAATCTCACGCTGGCCAGCTGGAAGCTGCTGCTATCTGATGGCGTAACCACTTACTCGTTCAACGCCTACGTCAGTGAATACGTGCCTTTCACCGTGCAGCTTTCGAAAGCTCTCGGGTTCAGCGCAAAGCTCACCGTCGTCGGAGCCATGACCGGCCCAGCCGGCGCTGCCTAGATTTCGCTTCTCGTTTTTCCACCAAGGAGAAAATCCCATGCTCGCTTTTCTGTTGTTCGCCGCTTTCCATCCCGTGGGGATCTTGATCGCCGCGGTCCTTCTGCTCGGCGCGCTGAAGCTGAAAACTCTTCTGCTGTGGCTGGCAGCGGCTCTCTCTTCCGCGCTGTTCGGCACCACTATCGCCTACCCTGGCTACGGTTCGCACCTAGCCAACGGAGGCACCGCCGGCTCGAGCTACACCAACATCGCACAGCTGAAGAAGTTCAGCTTCTCGGGCTTCAAGGCCGAGTTCGACGACATCACCAACCTCGACTCGCCCACCATTTTCAAAGAGTGGTTGAAGACCGTCGTCGACGGCGACACCGTGCAATACGACGGCGTGCTGAATCCGACTGATCCGATCACCCAGGGGCTACTCTCAAACATCGCCACGGCCGGCGCCGCGGCGCTGAACTACTGGAAGATCACCACCACCGACGGCACCACGCTCGTGTTCCAGGG